CTCGGATTCTTAGGGGCGGGAGCAGGGCAAACGGGATTCCGTACGTACGTCGTCTCTTCGGAAGTATCGAACGCCCAACAAGCCAACCAACGTATTAACGACCAAGCCTCTTTAGTAGGATGAATATTTTAGAACTCATAATTGACGAAGAAGCGGAACTCTACGGAATCGACGCTATATCCCTCGTAGAACATCCCGCGATTGAGTCGGATTGGGTTGCGATGAATTCCCAAGCCGTACAATTCAAAACGCAGAACGAAGAAAAGCGTCTCATCATGGGCGCGGCTCTCATTCCAGATAAACCGATTTATCGCAAGACGGGAGAAGAAGAATATTACGTCTACTTCTCGAAGAAGACCGTCCGACGTGCGATGGAACTCTACTTCAAAAACGGCAACCAAGCGAACGCCACCCTCGAACACGAACACAAGATAAACGGCCTTCATGTTGTTGAGAGTTGGATCGTAGAAGGCGATCAAGACAAAAGCCGTATTTACGGGCTTGAGGTTCCCGTCGGTACGTGGATGGTATCGATGAAAGTAGAGAACGACGCTATTTGGGAGAAGTTCGTCAAAGAAGGAAGCGTAAAAGGCTTCAGTATCGAAGGATACTTTACGAACCGGTACGAGATGGCACGCGCTACGATTAAACAAGACGCGCGATATAAAGAGGGGCAACGGGTCGTTATGGAATCATATTCAGATTACCCCGAAGGAGTCCGTAACAACGCGAAGAAGGCTCTCGAATGGGCAGATGAAAACGGTTGGGGTTCATGCGGGACGGACGTAGGCAAACAACGAGCGAACCAGCTCGCAAAGGGCGAACCTATCTCTCTCGAGACTATCAAACGAATGCGGAGTTACTTGATTCGCCACGAAGCCGACCTCGAATCTTCTTCTTCATTTTCGGAGGGGTGCGGTTATCTCATGTATCAAGCGTGGGGAGGAAAAGCCGCCCTTCGTTGGGCAGAATCGAAATTGAAGGAATTAGAGCTCCTCTCAGCCCTTGAAATCGAACTCGGGTTACATCACCTCGAGGAACTGCTAAAGAGTAAGGAATGACCCTTTAAAATCGTTATTATCTAAATCCCTTTTTTGATATGAGTTTAAAACAACGCATCTCCGACTTGTTCGCAGAGTATTCGGTCGCCCTGGAGACTGAAGAAAAGAAAGACGAGGAGAAGGAGGTAGAAATGACCTCCGCCACGCTCGACAGCGGGCAAGTTATCCAAACTGACGCGGAATCTTTCGCCGTTGGTGTTTCTGTTTTCGTAGTCAATGACGAAGGCGAACAAATCCCTCTTCCAGACGGTGAATACACTCTTGAAGATGGAATGATTTTCGTAGTTGCTGAAGGCGTCCTAGCTGACATCAAAGAACCCGCAGCCGAAGAGCCCGCGGCGGAAGTCGTTGAAGAGGTGGCAATGAGCCGCGAAGAAATCGTTTCTCTTATCGCGAAGGCGGTCGCAGAGGCGAAGAAAGAATTCTCTTCTCAAATCAAAGAACGAGACGCAAAAATCACGGAGTTGAGCAAGCAAGCCGCCCCAAGTATTTCACGCGCTCCAAAGATGGAAGCTGCAAAGCCCGTCGACCTTTCAAAATTATCACTCACGGAACGCGTCGCAGCGATCCACAATCAATTTTCTAAATAATGGCTAACGCTTCAGTCAACACCAATAGCACGTATGCTGGTGAACTCGCGCGACCTTACGTCGCTGCTGCGATTCTGTCCGCTGACACTATCGCGAACAATTATATCTCTGTACTTGAAAATGTGCACTATAAGGCGGTTCTTCGCCCGTTCTCAGGGGCGGCAATTCAAGCAAATGATGATTGCGCCTTCACTACTCCGAGTACCAATGCTTTGACAGTCGGTGAGGCGGTTTTGACCGCTTCCGCTTTGAAGGTTAACGAGCAAGTTTGCAATGCGGATCTTCGCTCGACTTGGGAGTCTGTTCAAATGCGCGGGCAATCTTCAGGCGCTCCCGCTGATTTCACTTCTTACGTGGCTCAGTATGTAGCCGCAAAGGTTGCAGAAGGAGTTGAGCATAATATTTGGGCGGGTAATTGGAAGCAAATACTCGACGAGGCCGCTCCTTACGCAAGTTTCACAGGCATTATTCAAAATATCGTAGACGGTGCTCCCGCTCGCGAAACAGTCTCAACTTCCGTTCTCGGTGTTGCTGACGGAACCGGAGTAGAAAGCATCTTGGACGCTTTGCAAATCTTGACCGCAGGAGCGGAAGGCGCACCGGCGTCTATCGCAGGCGACCCAAACACCAAGATTTTCATGAGCCGCGGATCGGCCAATTTGTATTATCGCGCTCTCGCAGCGACTTACAACTTGCCTTTCTTGAATGATGGCCTCGTAGCTCGCTACGCTGGATACGATATCATCACCCCGGGCGGTTTCCCTGATAACGTTTTGTTGTGCTCTAAGGTTGATAACCTCTACTTCGGAACTAACCTCTTGACTGATCATATTCAAGCCTCTGTTTTGGATTTGCAAGGCGTAACCGGAGACGACGTTACTCGCGTTATCATGCAGTTCTCAGGCGGTACGCAAGTCGTAGATATGAACGGCTTGTCTATCTGGCGCACTGAAACAGCATCCTAATTGAACCGGGGAGGGGCTTGAAATCCCTCCCCTTAATTCCTCTTAAACATGGCTTGTAACATTACAGTATCGGGGCGTTCCTTCCCCTGTAAAGATAAAATCGGAGGAATCAAACGCGTATGGGTGAAAGCCTTTGACGCGGCGGATTGGGGCGCGGTTTCAAACGGTGCGATTTCTGACGCAGAATCGGCAATCACGGTATATGGTTTTGAACTCACGAAGAACACCGGTTCTTTTCAGCAAACCGTAACGGCTTCCGTAGAAAATGGAACGGTATTCTTCTCGCAGGTTTTGGAGTTGACAATGCCTAACCTCGTAGCAGCGGATAACGCCGAATTGTACGACCTTCTGAAATCTCGCTTGTGCGTTATCGTCCAAGACAATAACGATAACTATATGATTATGGGACATACCACCGGCGCGGAAGCTACGGGAGGTACGTTCGGTACGGGTACGGCGAAAGGCGACCTCAACGGGTATCAAATCCAATTGACAGCCGAAGAAGCTATCCCTGCTCCATTCTTGACGACTCTTTCTGGAGGTAACGTTACGTTCACCGCCGGCTCTTGATTTCTCTTTGTTTGGTTTTTGGTTAACAGGACGGGGGAGGGCGGAAGTCCTCCCCTTTTTCTTTTCACATGATACATCTCAACCCCAATTCTTCAGCCGAACAAATCATTTACCTGACGCTTCAGGAGATGAAAAAAGACTTCGAAGCGTTTACGCATTATCTCGTACTTTTCGAATCAATGGCTTCGAAAGAGAAATATTACCTTATTGGAAACGTAGACGCGGATAACAAGCGATATACGGCTCTAATCGTTTACACCAACGAAGACGCACCGACTACGGGAAAGGTACTTCTCACGGAGTCCGGACAATATACTTACAAGGTATGGGGGCAGAACTCAAGTACGAACCTCGATCCTACTTCGGGCGACGTGGTGGCACTCATCGAAGAAGGGACGCTTTCTGTATCCGGGGAAACGGGTTACAACATTCCGGAGATTACAATCCCCGATAACATCATCTATTATCAGTAATGGAATTTATTCAGCTCAATAAATACGAAGAGAGGAGTTACCGCGAAACCCCAAACCGAGGGGGCTTCGTGAATTACGGGGATGACAATCTCTTCCCGCAATACCTCGTAGATCTCTTTCATTCTTCGGCTACGCATAACGCCCTATCGACGACTATCGCCATGATGATTTTCGGGGAGGGTTTCGATGCTTCCGACCTCGAAGGGCGGCTCGCCTTCGACCAATGGAATTTGAACGACGAACTCCGGAAGGCGTGTCTCGATTTTAAGATACAAGGCGGCTTCGCCCTCGAAATTAACTGGAGTATTGACCGGACGACGATCGCCAACGTCTCGCATTTGCCCTTTGAAAATATCCGTTCGGGATTCGTAAACGAAGAGGAGAAAGTCGAATATTATTATTATTCGAAGGATTGGGAAGACAAGCGAGAGGAACCCATCGAAATATGCGCGTTTGATATTGAAAAGAAGATTGACCATCCTACACAAATCCTATACGTGAAGCCCTTTTCTCCGGGTTCGTTTTATTACCCGAAACCGGATTACGTGGGTTCAATCAACTATATCGAGCTGGACAAAGAAATCTCCGTTTATCATATCAACAACATTAAGAACGGCATGAGTCCTTCGTTCTCGATTCACTTTAAAAACGGTATCCCACCGGAAGAAGAAAGGAATCGTATTCGAATGGATATAGAGAGGCAGTTAAGCGGGGCAAGCAACGCGGGGAAGTTCATCGTCACGTATTCCGATGATCCCGACCGAAAGCCCGACTTCGAGCCGTTTCAACTTTCCGACGCACATAACCAATACCAGTTCCTTTCGGAAGAAGTTACGGCGAAGATTATGGTCGGCCACCGCGTTACGTCGCCTCAGATGTTCGGGGTAGCTGTACCGGGTAAGTTGGGCGGCGGAGGCGAATTGGAGGAGGCTTCAGAACTCTTTGAGAGAAACGTTATCGCCCCGGCGCGGCAAGTAGTTACCGAAGCCGTGAAGACGCTCTTAAACGCTTCGGGACTCTCTTCGCAGTTGGTTACCTTATCGAGCGAAGAAATTGATTTTTCGGACGCTTTTAACCATTTGATGGAATGCTCGGAAGAAGTGAACGAGGAAGAGTGGGAACTCATTGACGCAAGGAAAGTAGACTACGAGAAAGAAGGCGAACAAGACGCGATTTGGAAATTCGCTTCGGTTATTGATTTCGAGCCGGGTATCGACTCGGAACAAGACAACGAAATCATAAAAGTTCGTTACGCTTATATGCCCAAGGTAACGGGAACTCCTGACAGCGAAAGCCGCGACTTTTGTCAAATGATGGTAGGGGCTGGAAACCGCGTTTGGAAGAAAGAAGATATTGAAGCCGCTTCGGGTGCTAACCCTGGTTGGGGTGCAAATGGCGCAGCACGGTATTCCATTTGGCTTTACAAAGGAGGCGGATCGTGTCAGCATTTTTGGGAGCGTCGAACCTTCTTACAAAAGGATAACAAACGAGTTTCCATCAGCGAAGCTCGAAAGTTATTGAGAGAGGCGGGTCTCGACCCTATCGAACGCAACGAGTCGGAAGTCGCAAAGCGTCCCCGCGACATGAAAAACAGGGGATTCCTCGAACCTAAAAACTGGACAACCCCCCGATAAATGGCACTTACCGCAGAAGTACTCTTTGTGAATCCGGACTATATCAAGCGGATCACCAACATAAA